TAAGCCGCTCTATCGACTACGAGCGATACGCTTGTGTCGGAAACCTTTTCAGGTGTCGAGAGGGAGATGTCTCCGTCAATAAGTTTGTGTTCAGTTACAGTCGGCTTGCCTACGCCGAGGATTCTTACTGTGTCGCCGAGTCCCTTGATTTCGCCGCTGTACTGCTGATTTGTGCCGTCAGCAAATACGAATGCTCTTTCGAGTTCCTTGTCGATTGCTTTCGACCAAATCTTTGCTTTGAAATTCTGATATGCCATTTGTGTTGTTCCTTTCTTGAATTACTTGTTCTTCGAGAGTAAATCCATCGACCGCCAAACTTTGTCCCAATTTTCTTCAAGTTCTTCGTCGGTCAGGTTATCGAGTTCCTCGGAAGTGTAGTAATCCCTTTCAACACGGTTGTCGGACACCCTGCCTATAGGGTCGGGTGCGAATACCTTTTCCTTGCTCTTCATCGCAAGTGTTGCGTAATACGCCTCTTTGGTAGTCAGCCCCGCCGCAATCATGTTGATGAATGACTCGCCAAGTTCGTCAAGTGACTTCACATTCGGGTCAATCTCCTGCACTTCCCGCAGTCCCTCGCGCATACGCTTGTCTATCTCCATTTCGAGCATTTGGTCGCGGAGTTCTTCGTTCTCACGGGTAACACGCTCATAATCCTGCTCGCGTTCCCACTCCTTGCGATACTCGTCAGGGTCACGCTCTTCAGCGTATGCGTTGGCATTGATAGATAATTCTTCGGCTGTTTCTCCCTCGAAGTAGCGGGCAAGTGCTTCACGCATCATCTTTGCTTCTCTTTCGAGTTGCTGATTCTGCCTGCGCATTTCAGCGAACCGTGCGTCCGCTTCTGTGCGTTCAGACTGTCCCATTTCTTCTGTGGAATCTACTGCCGTGTCAGGTTCAGCGACTTCCTGCGTTTCTGCGCTTTCGAGAGCCTCGTCCATTTCAGGTTCAGCGACTTCCTGAATTTCTGCGCTTTCGATGTTGATGTTCTCGTCCATTCCATCAATTCCTTTCTTATTTAATTGTTATAAAGTTCTATACGACCTTGAAAGACTTGCGCCTCTCTGCCGCCATATAAGCATCGAGTTTCTCTGCGGCTTTCTTTTCGTCTGCCACTTCCTTGCTCGTTTTGCTCTTCTTCTGCGGTGCTTCTTCCCAACCGCACCAATTCTTCAATGCAAAGTTCGTTACGTTCGGTACATACTTTTTAAGCATCGCGCCGCTTGCTATCGTGTCCGCGCACATATCACGCATCTGCTTTGAAGCCGTAGGGTGCAGTCTGAACCACTCGTGTACATCGCCCCTCGGCTTTTCTATGTAGTCTGCAAATGCGGATATGGTCGGTACTACCTTGTAGCCGTCAGACTCAACGCCTTTAAGGAATGTCTCGAAGCCCGTTATCATCGTTTTCTCGGACATTCCCGCGACTCCCTTTGTCAAATCCGTTGCCGTTATCAGATTGCCCATAGCCTTACCTCACTACGCCCTGCTGTGCGAGTTGGCTCTGTATAGTCTGCGCTCCACCGCCTGACATCGTACTGCCGCCCGACATACCGCCCGTGTTCACGCTGTTAGGCTGAACATCAATCGGATTGCCGAACTCGTCCATTGGCGGCATTCCCGTCTGTGCTGTCTGTGCTTCACGGTCAGCGACTATCTTGCGGAGAATATCTTTCGGTATGCTCGAATGTTCAGGGTATGCTTCGACATATTCCTTGAATGTCAGTTTGCCGTTGTTGAAGAGGTTTGTGAGTTCCTGCTGTGAAGCCATCTTCGACAGCGAAGTGTCCTCTGCAATATCGACTCTTACATTCGGCTCGACCGACTGAATCTCTGCCGCCGTTATGGAAACGCCGTCCCACTCAAGCCCGTCAGGATAGTAGACTTTCCACAGTTCACACCAAAGTAACGCAACATTCTCAATGAAGTCCTGATACATTTCCTGCTGTTCGTTGAGAGGGATTTGCTGTTGGTCGCGTATTGTCTGTGCCGCCGTTCCCGATACACGAGAGAGGTCGATGTTACCGAGTTGTGCGTCTGATGCACCTGCAAGAGTTCTTGAGTTATTTAGGAGTTCGTCACAGAGGTTTTGTGCATCAGGACTCATTGACTGTGGTGCGAGATAAGCAATCATGTTGCCTATCGCCTGCGCATTGCCGCCGTTCAACTTGATAGCCGCCCCGACTTTATCGAGGTCTTCAGGATTGGCAATGCTCGTATCGTCATAAGCAAGGCGCGGAAATGCGCTCTGCTTACCCGAAATCGCTCTTCTTGCGAGCATCTTGTTGAGTTCCAACTGATTAGGTATCAACTGCTCGACTTCGCTCATTCCTCTCGCAGAATTAGGCATTTCTTCCCATACCATCGGTACAATCGGGTACTTTGTCAGTCCGATGCCCTTGTATTCGCCGCCTTTTTTCTGCTGAATCGGGTGCATCTGCTCGTACATCACATCTTTCGTGCATCTGCCGAGCCAAACGATGCCCGTTTTCTTGTCCTTTTCCATGTAGATAAGGCTCGTTACCTTGCCTTTTACCTCACGCTTGTTGAAAAGGTTGTCCTCTGTAGCGTTGTCAGGACGGATAAGGTCAATATCTTCCCTTGAAACGCCTGCAAGACGCGCTCTTTCGCGCACTACTTCGACATCAAGACGCTCTTCAATGGCGAGCCAAGTCTGTTCCTGAATGTCCATAGTGTTCTCGTTGGACAAGTGCATCTGCGTATTGTGGATAATCTGCGGCGGCTTGCGCGTATCGCCGCCCTCGCCCCAAAATAGGTACGAATCGCCCTGAACTCCCGCGTGCAACAGCCCGCGTTTCGACTGACGCTTGCACTTTCCCTTTTCCCAAGAGATTGCAAAGAGGTCGTTCAGTTTGCCGACTATCTCATTTGTCGAAACGGTAAGCGGAATAGGCATTCCCGTCACTTCATCGACAGTCATACCGCCAATAGGTATCTCTCTTTCGCCGTTAAGGTCGGAAAACAGAGCCGTAACGGTCGTTGCCGCTATGCTCGATACCTTGTACTTGACGGTAGGCTTGATGAAATTCATCGACGGCAGGTCTTCCATGCCCTCGCTGTTCTGACAAGCCTCCCATTGTTTGCCGATGTACATGAGCCAATTCTTTTCCGTCTTGGTAAGAATCGCCTTTTCCTGCATGTACTGCTTCGATTTCTTGAATCTCTCCCAAATTTCGTAAATGTCTGTCATAATGTAGCCTTGTCGATGCGCTCAAGCATCAATTCGTCGTTCGTAGGTTTGCGCTTCTTTGAATGCTTCAGAATCTTCTTTGGCGCATTGCAGTTATAGCCGACAACAAAGGCTGTTATCGTGCATATAGGGAGCATCAACGCCAATACAGCGATTATGATGAGTTCCATTACTTCGCCTCTGCCTTTTTAGCCTGCTTCTTTTCAGGCTTCTTCTCTTCTTTCTTCTCTTCTTTTGGTGCTACGGCTTTCATAATCGAGTTGATTTCTGCGTTTCTTCTTTCGTTCTCGTTCATTTAGATGACCCTCACTCTTCCGTGTCCCTGCGAGCCTTTCTTCGTCTTTGCCCATTCAGGGAACATCTTGTCAAAATAATTAACTTTCTTCTTCGGCATGGCATTGCCACGCTGATAAATAAGCCTATTAAGTGCCTGCGACATAGCGTCCACTTGGTCGTCGTGTGCCGCGTTCGGGAACGAACTGCACTCGTCCACAAAGTCGCCCGTGAAGCGTTTATGCTTCGGCAGGTGTATGTTGCCCGACTCGATAGCACCGAGAATAGCCTGCACTCTCGCCATCTTCGAGCCGATAGGCTGTACTGCTATAATGCCCGTCATTTCGTAACGGAGCATTCGGATAATAGCCGAACCGTTCGCTCTGTCCTCTACCAAAGTGGTCTTGCATTCAGGGTACATAGCCCGAAGTCGCCGTATCTCCACGATGGTGTCAGGAAACGACAGATGCTTCTTTACCGCATCTATCAGATATATGTTCGCGTCCGTCTTGCCCCATACCTGAATGGCTACAAAGTCGGATTGGTCTTCATCTTTGAATGCCGCGTCCACGCTCATTACCCATGTATTAATAGTAGGAAGTTCGTTTTCTTCGTAGTATTCCCACCAATCGCGTTGGATAATGTTACCCTCCATAGCGGTCGGTCTGCCCTGAAAGAGAGCGTTCCATGTCATAGAACCCTCCATCGACACAAGACCTTTCTTGTACTCGCGTAGCCAAGCATTGTCCTTGCCGATTTCAGGACACAGAGCATCGCCGATGTTTCTGCGGCAGAGCGTTCCCGTTTCATCTCGCCAACAGAACGGTTCTTTCTCGTCCTCGCACTCACACGGAAGATTCAGCAACTTGATGTTCTCTTCTTCCTGAAGAAGCCTGCCCGCAAGGTCGTCCTCGTGCCAACGGGTCATAATGAGAATTACTTTAGCGTGCGGTGCAAGACGGGTCTTGAACGACATCAGCCATTCCTCGTAGATAAGGTCGCGCCTTGACTTCGAGAACGCTTCTTTCTTGTTCTTTATAGGGTCGTCTATAATCATCAGATTCGCAGGCTGACCCGTAACGCCCGTGCCGACACCACGGCTTATCATTCCACCGTGCCTTGAAGTCTCGAACTCCACCGCTCGGTTGTTGTCCTTTGCAAGCGTCAGTCCGAAGATGTCGTCCCCGAACTCTTCTATCTTTCTCCGATTACGACGACCGAACTTGATAGCAAAGTCCTCGTTGTACGAAA